AACTTCAGCGCAAAGACCTAGCTAGCCCGTGGCCAACACGATCCGAATCAAACGGCGCGCCATTGGTGGCGGATCGGGCGCGCCCAGCAGCCTGGCCAATGCCGAGCTGGCCTTTAACGAAGACAGCCAGGTTCTCTATTACGGCCTCGGCACCGGTGGCGCCGGAGGGACAGCCACCAGCGCGCTGGCCATTGGCGGCCCTGGCGCGTTCATCAGTTCAGCCACCACCCGCAACGCCAATCTGGTGCTGGCAGGTCCAGCGACCGGTTCTGCTGCAGCGCCTACGTTCCGCAGCTTGGTCAGTGCGGACATCCCCGACCTGAGCAGCGTCTACCTCGCGCTCTCGGGAGGCACCCTCTCGGGGAATCTCACCGTCTCGGGCAACCTGACGGTCAACGGCACCACCACCACGATCAACTCCACCACGGTCTCGGTGGATGACAAGACCTTTGAGCTTGGTGCTGTTGCCAGCCCCGACGATTCCACCGCTGATGGTGGTGGCTTGGTGCTCAAGGGGGCTACGGATAAGACCTGGCTCTGGATTGACAGCACCGATGCCTGGACCAGCAGCGAGCACATCAACCTCGCCAGCGGCAAGAGCTACTACATCAACGGCACCGCTGTTCTGAGCAGCAGCACGCTGGGTTCTGGGGTGACCAGCTCCAGCCTCACCACGGTCGGCACCATCGGGACCGGCACTTGGCAGGGCACCGCGATTGCGGTGGGCTACGGCGGCACCGGCCTCACCAGCGCCGTCACGGGGTTGCTCAAGGGCAACGGCACTGGCTACAGCGCAGCGGTGGATGGCACCGACTACCTGAGCCCGAGCGCCACCATAGATGGCGGTACTTTCTGATCTCGGCAAGTTCAAGCGTCCGGCTAAATAGCCACCAACGGACGCCACATGGCACAGACAATCCTTTTGAAGCGCTCTGCCGTAGCCGGCAAAGTGCCCCAGCTCAGCGATGTCCCGCTGGGCTCTGTCGCGCTCAACACTGCAGACGCGAAGCTCTACACCCGCAAGTCTCTCGGCGGTGTTGACAGCATTGTTGAAATCGGAAGCAGCGGAAGCGGAGGAGGAGGAGGAGGTGTCATCGCCGAATCGCTATATCTCATTACTGAGAACTATGAGTTAAGTGCTAACGCCAACGGCACTTCATTAGGCCCTGTCTCTATTGACGCAGGTGTAACAGTCACAGTTCCCGCAAACGCAACCTGGATGGTGTTCAGCTGATGGCTTACGGAAAGATTCGAGTTGACTCCATTGAGACCAGCTCCCGCACTCTCGCCCTGACAGATTTTGCCATCCGCACAGAGATCGTCGACGCAGACATCAACGCCAACGCCGAGATCGCGGTCAGCAAACTTGCAGACGGGGCGCCCCGCCAGCTCCTTCAGACCGATAGCGCCGGCACCGGCGTCGAGTGGGCGTCAAACATCGACGTGCCCGGGACACTGGACGTAACAGGTGTCGCAACTTTCGACAGTTCTGTTTCGATTGCTGGTGACCTTCTCGTTACTGGCACAACCGTCAACATCGACGCGCAAAACCTCGTTGTTGAAGACAAAAACATAATCATTGGCGACACCGCCACCCCTACGAACACCACGGCCGACGCAGGGGGCATCACCCTTAAAGGCGCAACGGACAAAACCCTGACTTGGCTTAACAGCACATCCAGCTGGACGAGCAGCGAGCACTTGGACCTTGCTAACGGCAAGAGCTATCGAATCAACAACACCGAGGTGCTGAGCAGCACTTCACTCGGGTCTGGCGTTACCGGATCCTCCCTGACTTCTGTTGGCACAATCAACAGCGGCACATGGCAGGGCAGCGCGATTGCCGACACCTACCTTGGAACGATCAGCACTGCTGGCAAGGTCTCCAACAGCGCAACAACTGCTGCCAGCACAAACACTGCAGGGACCATTGTTGTTAGAGACGCCAGCGGAAACTTCAGCGCCGGCACAATTACCGCCAACCTGACAGGCACCGCTAGCGCGATAGCGGACAACACCGTCACATCAGCAAAGATTGTCGACGGCAGCATCGTCAACGGCGACATAAACGCAAGCGCCGCCATCGACCCCAGCAAGATCAGCGGCACTGCCGTCATCACGAGCGACTCGCGCCTAAGCGACACTCGCACTCCAACCGATAACACAGTTAGCACCGCAAAGATCATTGACGGTGCTGTCACTTCTGCAAAGATCGCTGACGGCACAATCGTCAACGGCGATGTGAGCGGTTCCGCTGGGATTGCTGGCACCAAGATCAGTCCCGACTTTGGCAGCCAGAACATCCTGACCACCGGCTCAGTCGGTGTCAATGTAGGCGGTTCACCTAGCGAAAAGCTACACGTTGGCGGCAACATTCTGGCCACCGGCAACGTCACTGCTTACTCGGACGCCTCGCTCAAGGAGAACATTGAAAGCGTTACTGACGCGCTCTCTAAGGTTTTGGCCTTGCAGGGTGTCACCTACACCCGCATCGACGAACCTGAGAAAGGGCGGCAGCTGGGCCTGATTGCCCAAGAGGTCGAGAGGTATGTACCCGAGGTCGTATCCACGCATGACACCGGCATCAAATCTCTGGCTTACGGAAGTCTGGTTGCCCTGCTGATTGAGGCGATCAAGGAGCAACAGATCGCTATTAAGGAGCTGCAGGCCGCTGTTGAGGAAGCAATCTGATGGCCCTCCAATCTTCTGGTCAGATTTCTTTAGCCAACTTGGCGACAGAGTTCGGCGATACCGCACCGCACTCGCTATCTGAGTTCTATAGGAATGGCGGGAAGGTTAATGACGTACCAGCCAACGCAAACGTCCCAACAAGCGGTCCGATTGGCTTGGCCAATTTCTACGGCGCTCAGGCGCTGTTGATCTTCAATGCTGAGTACATTGTTGTAGGCGGCGGCGGAAGTGGCGGGTTTACGGTTGCATCTGCAAGTGGCGGAGGTGGCGGTGGGGGCTACCGTTCTTCTATTGCTGGTGAAGCCAGTGGGGGTGGCGCCTCCGCAGAGTCATCTATCCAATTACAGGGGAACATCACCTACACAGTGACCGTTGGCGCAGGCGGTTCAAGTCAAAACCAAAGTGGTGGGTTCTCGCAGTTTCACACCATCCGCTCAGAAGGCGGCGGATCAAGCAACGCAAATGGCGGTTGTGGCGGTGGCGGAAACTTTGAATCAGCCTCTGCAGGATCAGGAACTGCAGGACAAGGCTACTCAGGGGGTCCGAGTAATGCTCGTCGGCCTATTTGTCAGTTTGTCCCATCCAACTTCGTTTGTTATGCCGGGTGGGGATTTGGAGGCGGCGGTGCTGCCGAAGCTGGGGGAAGTGAAGCGAACAGCGACATCTCTGGCGGGGATGGTGTTTACTCTCCGCTTCTTGGCTACTACTTAGCTGGCGGCGGACAAGGCAACGATGCAGGCTCCGGTTGGGCAACGGTTGGCAGCGGCCTAGGCGCAGGATCAACACCTAACCGAGGCGGAGGTGGTGGCCGCAACATAGGCACCTCTGGCGGCTCCGGCGTAGTAATCCTCAAAGTACCTTCTGCAGTGTCTGCAGTGTCCACGGTTGGCACCGTCAACACCTGGATCAGCGGAGCATCGCGCATATATCAATTCACGACCTCTGGAACCATCACCTTCTAGACATGGCCCATTACGCACTCCTCGATGAAAACAACATTGTTGTCAACGTAATTGCGGGCGTTGACGAAGACGAAGGCAGCCGCGACTGGGAGCAGTTCTATCAAGAGCTGTACGGTATGACCTGCAAACGCACCAGCTACAACACTCACAACGGCGTGCATACTGCTGGTGGCGTGCCGTTTCGCGGTAATTACGCTGGGGCGGGGTACACCTATGACGAAGCTCTCAACGTATTTCTACCCCCAAAACCTTACCCTTCTTGGTCGCTGAACTACAGCACGTGGAGTTGGGATCCACCGAAGCCATTCCCCGAGTATCCGCACCTCTACGACTGGAGTGAACAAGAGCAGGACTGGGTGCCAAAGGAGTTTGACTACGGCCCCATGACCGACGAGGATTACGCCCTCCTCGCGGAGGCCCAGCAGGACGGAGGCAGCACGAATTAGACCTCGCCGACTACTTTGCTGGTGTTCCCGCTCTGCTGTGGCATCGGGCTGATAGAGCCCCGCTTCGGCGGGGCTTTTGCATGTTTGGCAACTAAAGCCATGCCTGCACGCGATGTGGGGCTGTGTCAGCTGGCGCGATGCCACTGATCACCACAACTTCTGTGCTCAGCCGGTGCGATGCCGCTGACTCCTGTTCACCCCCACCACCTCTAAACCGTGGCACTTACCACCATCGAGGCCGGCAAACTGGGCCGGCAGGATTCCCTCAAGCAGGGGATCGTTGAAATCTTCCGCGAAGGCAAGCTGTACGCAGCTATGCCCCAGCTGTCGGTGACTGGCACCGGCATCCACTACAACCAAGAGCAGACCCTCCCCGGCATCGGCTTCCGTGGTGTCAACGAGGCCTACTCCGAGTCCACCGGCATCATCAACCCCCAGTCTGAAGCTCTCAAGATCTTCGGCGGTGATGTGGACATTGACCTGGCCCTGGAGGCCATGCAAGGCCCTGAGATCCGCACCGCCCAAGTGGCGATGAAGGTCAAGGCTGCCCGCCTCAAGCTGGAGAAGACCCTGATCAAGGGTGATTCCACCAGCAATGTCAATGAGTTCGACGGCCTGCAGGCCCGCATCCCTTCGGGTTCCTCGCAGCTGATCACCAACGCCGCTAACGGCGCTGGCCTGAGCCTCGCTGCTCTTGATGAGCTGATCGACGCCGTGGATGAAACCGTGGGCAGCCCTGTGCTGATCATGAACCGCGCCCTGCGTCGCCGCCTCTCGGCTGCTGCTCGCGTGGCTGCTGCGGTGGGCAACCTGCAGTACGGCCAAGACGCTCTGGGCCGTCAGCAGATGTCCTACAACGGCGTGCCGATCATCGACATCGACCACGACGAGGCGGGCTCTGAGATCCTGGCCTTTAACGAGACCCAGGGTTCCAGCAGCGTCTGCAGCTCGGTGTACTGCGTGGCCGCTGGCGTCAATGGCGCCACCTTGATCACCAACGGTGGCATCGGTGTGCGCGATCTGGGCGAGATCCCCACCAAGCCTGTGCGTCGCATCCGCGTGGAGGCCTACCTGGGCATGGCCGTGTTCCACCCCCGTGCCATTGCACGTCTGGCCGGCATCACCAACGCCGCCGTGGCTGCCTGATCTCTGTTCCTTACCTCACTGAGGATTGACCCATGCCTGTTGCAACTGGAATGAGTGATCGCCGGGGTTACCTGCGCGATTCCGCTCTGGAGCTGCTTGATGCAGCTGCTGTTACCTCGACCCAAACCGGTTCTGAGGTGACCTTTGACGCTTCCTCCTTGGACACTGCCAAGGTGGTGGTGGCTTCTGAGGGTTACAGCTCCTACACCGCCGGTTCGGCTGAGTGGACTGTGGACTTCAAAGCTGCAACCGCAGCTGGTGGCACCTTCGTCACTATCGAGTCCATCACCCTGCCGGCTACCGCCAAGACCGTGGAGCTGCCCTTCTCTGGTCCTGAAGTGACCCAACGCCTCGGCGGCCGTGCTGCTGTGGTCAAGGGTGTGCTGACCAAGACCGGCAGCCCTGGTGCTGCCACCGCTGTGCTGTACATCGCTAAGTGATGTCGGCCTATCCGGTCACCCTCACCCACCCGGAATCGGGGGCCACGTATGTGGCCTCCACCCGGTTGGAGATGATGGATGCCCTGCGCAATGGCTGGACCCTGAGCGCTGAGGAGCGCAAAGCGGTGGTGGCCAAGACCAGCGGCAAGAAGAAGGCAAGTTCTGAGCAAGCAGCTGAGTTGGACGGCTGAGCTGCGAGCTGGGGATCGCCAAGGGCCCTCGCTACGGCGGGGGCTTTTTTATGGCCGGCAACCTTAGAGAAACGCTTCTGCCTGATGGACTACAAAACCGTGGCCGAGGTGGCAGGAGTTGCGTTAGCCGGCAGCGAACTGCTCAGCCTCAGCCCAGCCCTGAAAGCCAACGGCTGGGTGCAACTGGGCCTTCAAGTGCTGCGGGTGGTGGCAAACGGCCGCCAAGGCAACAAGGGACGGCGTAAGGGTTGAGTCGTGACCGAGCAACAGCATCACGACGTTGAGGTGATTGCCCCGGCATGGGTCGCTCAAACCATCCCCGCTCTGATGGTCGCCGCCGTGCTCGGTCTTGGTGGCCTCTTCATGCAGGTGACCAAGATCGACCAAGCGCTCCAGACCCTGCAGAGCGACATCACGGAACTCAAGAACGACAGCAAGGAGCGGCTGAGCGATCTGGAGACGCGGGTGCGCAAGTTGGAGATGGGCACCAAGTGAGCAATGCAGCGGTGGCGACTTGGGTCCTGCGCTTCCTCGGCGTTTGCTACGGCTACAGCCTGCTGATGGCCACTGGCAACGTCGTCAACTGCGAGGTGCGCAAACCAATGGCCTGCGGTCAGCAATGGACCCAGGCCTTCACCGTGGCGGGCAGCACCGCCGGAACGCTGCTGGCTTACTTCATCGACAGCCCGGCGCAAACTCGCAAACGTCAGGAGCCGGAGGCATGAGCATCATCCAATTGCGCGAGGCGGCTAAGCATTTCAAGCAGCTGCCGCATCAGCTGGCGGCTTGGGACTGGCTGCAGGAGCAGCTGAGCGCCGAGACGCTCAAGCAGTTTGCAGAGCTGTATCGCGCTGATCCGCTAGCCAAACAACCACTGCCGCCAAGTTGGCTGGCGCCTGCGCTCAAGATCATCCGCGAGTTTGAAGGCTGCCACCTAGAGGCCTACCGCTGCCCGGCCGGTGTGCCCACCATCGGTTGGGGCACCACACGGTTGATGGATGCCCCGGTGCGGATGGGAGACAAGATCAGCCAAGCACTCGCCGATGAGCTGCTGCAAAACGAGGTGGAGAAACTATTTGGCCCTGGCGTGCTGCACCTGCTGCCGCTGGCCAAGCAATGGAAGCCTGAACAGGTTGGAGCGCTGATCAGCTTTGCCTACAACCTCGGTCTCGGGGCACTGGAAGAGTCAACGCTGCGCAAACGGCTCCTCGCGGGAGAGGATCCCTGCACGGTGGTGCAGCAAGAGCTGCCCCGTTGGGTTCATGCCGGAGAAGCGGTGCTGGCTGGCCTAGAGCGTCGGCGAGCAGCGGAGGTGGCACTGTTCTGCGGTGCGCAGCGCCTGCAACCGGCAGCGCAGCAAAGCAGTCCACGCCTGACGCCTCAGTCTCCCTTCAGCGTCAAGGTCACACCCAACATTCGCCTGGGCGAGTTTGCACTGGATCAACCAGAGCGGCGCTTCACCCAGCAGCACCAGATTGAAACCGCCACAGCGCTGGCCAACTTCATGGAGAAGGTGCGGCGTGAGTTCAAAGGCCTGCCGCTGATCATCACCAGCGGCTACCGCCCCAAGGCTGTGAACGATGCCGTTGGTGGTGCCAAGAACTCCGAGCACCTCTACAGCTGCCCCAAAGAAGGCGCTGTTGATTTCTACGTGGAAGGGGTGCCGATCCTGCAGGTGCAGGCCTACTGCGATCAGCACTGGCCCTATTCGGTGGGCTATGGCGCCCCGAAGGGCTTTGTGCATCTCGGTCGCCGTGCGGATGGGCAACGCCGCCGCTGGGACTACTGAGCCATGCACAACATCAACATCTCTCAGCGCATCCAGCCCGGCCTGTGGAAGGTCCACCGCAAAGACACTGGCGTGGTGGTGTGGATGGCCATGGCCAAAGGCATCACCTACCTGTCGTATTCAGAGGATCAGACGCGCTTGTGGCTGAGCCGTGAACTGGATGATCCCGAACCGCTAGAGGCGGCATAAAAAAGCCCCCGGCATGACCACAGGGGGCAGAGTGAACATCCAGCTGAACTTGCCTAGCGCTTCAGGTCATCACGCTGCACACCCTTAGCGGCCAGTAGGCATTCGTACATCACCTCAGCTTGCCAGCGCTGGCGGTGCTCGGTGCAGTAGCCCAACCCACAGACTCGCCACACCGCTCCGTTGCTGGTCTCCACCAATTCAACGGTGGGGACAGACATCAGGCACCTTACCTTGACCTCCTAGGTTGCCCTTATGGCTTGGGGTGAGTGGATGGTGCCCCAGCCTGGCCCTGAGCATTGGCTGACGTTGGAGCGTCAACGGCGAGCGGTGGAGGACTACACCCTGCCGCAGGCCAAAGACATGCTGATCAAGCTTTGTCAGCTGTCGATGCAGCAGGATCTGATCATCCGAGGCGCTACGCGGCGGATCGCAGAGCTTGAATGCACTCTTGCCCTTGTAGACCGCCAAGCCTGAGGCGGAGGCAGTTCATGGCACGGTCGTGCATCTGCTGCGTCGCCTGACGGCTGACCTTGAGATCACGGCTGATCTTGACGAAGGTGGCTGGTTGCTGCTCCTGGAAGTAGCGCTCGCGGATGATGTGCTGATGCGGTTCGCTCAGCTCTTCAATCGCTTCCTGCAGCACGTCGCTGAAGTCTTCTAGGTTCGCCGCCTGCGGGTTGAGGCTGCTGGGATCAGCCACCACATCAATGAAGTCGTTATGCGATTCGTTGTTGCTCATGCGCTGATCCAGGCTCAACACATGCGCGTGATGATTCAGGTAGCCAATCAAGGTGTGGCGTTGCACCTTGGCCACCTCCGCCACATCGCCTAGAGGCGGCAGCTTGCCGGTCAGCCGCAGCTGCTCGGACATGTAGTCCATCGCTTTGCGGATCGCGTCATTGGCCTGCATCGGCAGGTGGATGATGCGGCTGTAGCGGTTGATTGCGCGGGTGATGCCTTGGCGAATCCACCAGTAGCAATAGGTGGAGAACTTGTAGCCAAGGGCTGGATCAAACTTGGCAATGGCTGAATCCAAGCCAAGCAGACCTTCCTGGATCAGATCCTCTAGCGAGAGCGTGCCGCTGAACTTCTGATACTTGCCAGCGACATTGACCGCCAGGCGAATGTTGGAGAGGAAGAAGCGCTCGCGGGCACGGCGACCCTTGGCGATGATCGCCTTCTGGCGTGTGGTGGGCTTGGGGAGATCGGCAATGGCCAGCCAGTTCTGCACCTGACGGGCCAGCGTGATTTCTTCAGCGGGAGTGAGCAGGGGATAACGATGGGATTGTTTGATGATCCAATCCACAGAGGTGGCCGGTAGGCCCATCGGCAGCAGTGGGGGAGAAAGTGGCTAGATTGCTGGCCTCAACCTTTCTTAGGTCTGAGGCGTCCGTAGCGGCAGGCTGCGGTGAGGCCAAGGTGCGTGAGCCTTGGCCACCTGCCACCCTCTTCTGATCAGACCGTCGCCAAGGTCACCTCGTGATTCTGGTTCTGATACTTGCCAGCGCGGTCTTGGTAGCTGACGGCGCAGGGATCACCCTCAAAAAACAGCAGCTGACAGATGCCTTCATTGGCATAGAGCTTGCAGTCGGCGCCGGAGCTGTTGCTGAACTCCAACGTCAGGTGACCGCACCAGCCCGCTTCGGCCGGGGTCATGTTGGCGATCACACCCATGCGGGCATAAGTGCTCTTGCCCAAGCAGATCACCGTGACGTTGGGCGGCACGCTGAGCTTCTCCAAGGCCACGCCTAGGCCGTAGCTGTGGGCTGGCAGCACGAAGTAGCGGCCGCGCTCATCACCTTCAAGGTTGACGTTGCGCAGGTTGTCCGGGTTGAACGCCTTGGGGTCCATGATTGTGCCGGGCACGTGCTGGAACACCCGAAAGTCCGCAGGGCTCAGGCGAATGTCATAGCCGTAGGAGCTGCAGCCATAGCTGAGCACCTTGAGGCTGCCGAGCTGGCGAATCAGGTTGGGTTCAAACGGCTGGATCATGCCGGCATCAGCGCGGACACGAATCCAGTGATCGGCTTTGATCATCAGGCTTCCCCGCGTGCGCGTTTGGCCAGCACCCATGCCGCAAACGCGACAATCAGGCTGGCGGTCTGGTTGTTGATCGGTGCGGCGTGGGGGTAGCTATCGCGCCACCACTCCGCCAGCAGATCTTCAAGCGTCGGTGTGGTCGTTGTCATCGGTGGTGGTGAGCAGGCCGGTGTAGGTGGACTTGAGCGGGTGGCCGTCAGGGAGATCAGCGCGGCCACTGGCGGCGTAGGCAGCGTCTAGGCGGTCTTGCCGGGCCTGCTGCTCAATCGGGTTGCAGTCGGGGTTCATCAGAAAGGCATTCCTACGGTGGACTCGGCCTTGGCCTTTTGATCGCTCACGGCCAGCAGCAGATACTCATTGCCGGCCTTGCTGGTGCGGGGGCGCAGGTTGGCGCGCAGTTGCACGCAGGCTTGGCCTTTCTCATTGGCAACCGGGTTCTGCGTGAGCGCCCAGTTGTAGAGCTTCTCGATCTCTTCTACTGGCACATCAGAAGAGGCCCAATAGGCGCCTTCTGTTTTGCGATCTTGGTTGCAGGTGAACCAAAGCGTGAAGGCGTCGGGTGCGAAATCAGCCATGAATCAATCAATAAGGGGAAGGTTGAAGTAACGGCGCAGCGCGTCATGCACCGCGCCGCTTGGCGTGAGCCGATGCTCATCCGCGTGTTGGCGGATCAGCTGCATCACGTCCGGCCAGAGGTGAGAGCAGACGGCCACGCTTTTGGTGCTGCGGCCGTAGCGCCGCCGGGAAGCGGTTGGCTTGCGTTCGCTAGCGCTAGTCATCTAGGGCACACCAGAGATAGGGGGTATGGCGGTGGGCATAGAAATCAACGGGGGCAATCGCTAACCCCTCATCCTCTAATGCCGCCAGCTCCCTTAGCTGCAGCCAGTACGACTTGACCCGCTGATACGTGCAAAAGCGGTATTCAGCCGGCACCGCATTGGCCGAAGATTCCCACTGCAGCACTTTGCCGCAGAGTGCTGCAAGGTAGTGACCGTTGCTATTCCTCAGCAGCCAATAAACCCGGTGCAGATACGGATCGCTGCAGGAGCGTGAGATCGGCGCGGATT